CAGATGATTATATCAGAAGCAACATCCGCCCTCGACAGATACGAGCAAGACCTCTGCATCGAAACGAACCACACGGAGAGCTACGAGGTACGCCGAAGTCGTATCCTCGCAAAACTCCGTGGACTTAAGACAATAACAAAAACCGCCCTGAAAAATGTCGTAAAGACATACATAGACGGCATCGTAACCATAGAGGAACACTCGAATGATTTCGTTGTTGACATCAAATTCGTAACCCGAAAGGGTATCCCCGGAACGATGAGCGACATCGAAAAAGCGGTGGACGAAGTCATCCCAGCACACCTTTATGTAAATTATATTTTTACTTATCGGACATGGGACGATGTGTATGAATTTATAGGCACTTGGGACAGCGTGTCCGCTTACACTTGGGACGGACTCTCCACAAAAGAAATCCTACAGAACCTCTATATTGATGAGGACACGCAGAGAGTCTACTACCGCTCCACAAATGACGGAAACGCAACACTTATATTTGATACGGACGGCAGACCGTATGCAAGATATTATGAAGGAGAGTGATAAAAATGGCAATTCAGGAAAACGACATCGGATTAGTCAGCTTTGAAGAATTCGATGAACACCAAACCAATGCCGATGACAAAATCCTCCATGTCACACAGACAGAAAAGGATGCATGGAACGGCAAAGCCGGAAGCGATGACCTGAAGGGACACAAAGAAGCGGTCGAACTCGACCACCCTGACGGCTCGGTAACTTCGGACAAAATCGCAAACGAAGCCGTAACCAAGGATAAACTGTCAGCCGAAGTGCAGAACAAGATGACCGCACATGATAATCACGCAGCCAACATCGAGAACCCACACCAAACCTCAAAGGCACAGGTCGGACTCGGCAATGTGGATAATGTCAAACAGGCGGCAAAGGTGGACTTTGACGAGCATACATCAAACCCGGTTCTTGCACACCCTGACGGCTCGGTAACCACCGAGAAAATCGCAGACAAAGGCGTAACAGCTGGCAAGATTGCAGATGCAGCGGTAGGCACAAGCAAAATTGCAACAGGAGCAGTAACCAGTGAGAAAATCGCAGACGGAACAATCAAAAAAGCAAACCTCGAAAGCGATGTGCAGGCTACGCTCACAAACGCAGACAGTCATATCGCCAACAAAACCAACCCCCACGAAGTGACAAAGGCACAACTCGGACTCGGTAATGTTGACAACGCAAAACAGGCTACAAAGGCTGAATTTGATAGCCACAAGGGTGCATCCGAACTCGACCACCCCGACAAATCAGTAACAACCCCGAAAATTGCTGACGGTGCAGTAACCTCCGACAAACTCGGAGCGGCAGCTGTAATCGCAAGCAAACTCGGAACAGGCTCGGTAACCACCGAGAAAATCGCCACAGGTGCAGTCGGCACAACCAAGATGGCGAACGGCTCTGTAACTGCAGACAAACTCGGAACAGCAGCAGTCGAAACCGCAAAAGTCAAAGATAGTGCTATCACAAGAGCCAAAATCAATGACGGAGCGGTCGATGCTTCCAAGTTAAGCACAGATGTTCAGGAGAACATCGAAAGCCGTGAGAAGTCCGAAAACAAAGGTGTGCCGGACGGATATGCACCGCTTGACTCCGCAGGCAAAATCCCGAACGAATTCTTATACGGACAGACCGTCAAAGAATACGGCGTGAGATGGAAAGGAACATCCTCTACCGTCTGCGAAAGACTCGGCGATGCGGTCGGCTTGGTAGCCAACGCACAACTCGGAGTTGTCAGCACGGTTCAGAACGACTTCGACAACATCTATCCGTGGAGTGAAATGAGATTGTGCAACTTGGATGCAGAGGGCAACATCCTCGCATACGCAGGCGAGCCTTCGTTCACAAGGGACGGAACAAACGGCGATGTAATGGTACAGATACCGAAGTTCTACTACAAGAGAGAAAAGACCGCCGAAGGATATGAAGAATGGTGGATTTGTGCCGTGAAACTTCCCGGATACGAACTTCACCCAGTATTCATGGATGACGGCAAGGAAGTCAGCGCAGTGTTCCACTCGGCATACAACGCAAGCGTTGAAACACTCGAGGATGGCACAACAAAAATCCTTCGAAGCATTTCAGGCGTTCAGCCTTCAGTAAGAACAACCCGTGCAACTTTCAGAACGAGAGCAAGGAACAAAGGGACCGGCTGGAGCATTGAGGACATCGCCTGCGTTAACGCATTGCAGATGCTCTACATGGTAGAATATGCAAGCACTCATTCGCAGGCAAAACTCGGAAGCGGTGTAAGTTCGCTGAACTACACAGCGACACATCTCGCAGTTGAAGCCGGAGAGAACACAAACGAGTTTGTAACTTCGACAACCAACGCAAACAAATACAGAGTCGGAGAACGAATCGAAATCGGAACAAGTCAGGGCAGTAACAACAAGACCTCGACACCGAGAACAATCACAGCAATCACGGCTCGTGAGGACGATGCAGACATCTCGGTAATCACTTTCGATGGCGACCCTGTCGCTTCAATCGCAGTCGGTAATATGATGTGGAATGTCGCACCGCTTAACGGCTCATGCGATGAACTCAACGGCGGAAGCGGATACATCGGAACAAACGGCAGAGCCGACAGCGCATACAGAGGTATCGAAGGCTTCCACGGTAAATTGTTCCGCTTCATTGACGGCGTAAACATTAAAGACCACCTCGTGCATTATGCGAACAGCATCGCAGACTACGCAGACGGAGTCTATGACGGTAAGTACAGAGCAGTCGGATACACCAACGGAACGGCAAGCGGATATATATCCGAATTCGGATATGACGAAAAAGCACCGTGGGTAATGTTCCCGACAGAAGCAAAGGGCGGTTCAACCACCTATGTGCCTGATTATTATTATCAGAACACAGGCGAACGCCTGCTCCTGCTCGGCGGTTCCTTCGACAGCGGCACGCGCGCTGGTGTGTTCTACTTCTTCTGCAGCGGCGCCTTCTCGTACTCGTACTTGTACTATGGGACGCACCTTCTTATCAAAAAGCCGTGATACGGGGGTATGGGGGCGGTCAGCCCCCACATAACCTAACGGCTTGAAATACAACAAAATAAAAAATCGGGGGTTCATTGTGCTTGCGTCCCTGCTCCTGCTCGGCGGTAACTTCAACAACGGCACGAACGATGGTGTGTTCTACTTCAACTGCAACAACGCCTTCTCGAACTCGAACTTGAACTATGGGACGCACCTACTTATCTTTATAAAATTATTGCACAATGTTCTCCCTACCGCTTGGTAAAAATAATGTCGATACGGCTGTGGTTAGTAAGCCGAAAGGATTTGAAAGCCACAAAGACAGATAAGAAAAGAGGAAACCGTAACATGAAGCGAATCGGCTACATATACGAAAAGGTCTGTGAAATCGACAACATCAAAAAGGCAATATGGAAGGCTTCGGAACAAAAACGAACCCGACCAGCCGTGAAGAAAATTCTTGACAATATGGACTATTACGCAGGCGAAATAAGGAAATTGCTCCTTCAGAGAGCTTACGAACCATCGCCATACAAGACATCAGTAATTCACGACAACTGTGCAGGCAAAGACCGTGTGATTTACAAGCCGGAGTTTTACCCCGACCAAATTATACACTGGGCATTGATGTTGCAGCTTCACGAACCATTCATGCGTGGGATGTACGCATGGAACTGCGGAAGCATACCCGGAAGGGGCGTACACTTCGCAGCCAAACATATCAAACGCATTATAAGACAAGACCGAAAGAACACAAAGTATTGTCTCAAAATGGATATACGCAAATTCTACCCATCCATTGACAAAGAGAAACTGAAGGCATCGTTCCGCAGGCTCATAAAGGACGATGACACCCTGAATCTCATGGACAAAATCGTGGACAGTTCAGAGCAAGGTGTCCCGATTGGAAACTACACCAGTCAATGGTTCGCAAATTGGTATCTGCAGAAAATCGACCACCTCATAAAAGAGGAACTGCATATCAAATATTATATCCGATACTTGGACGATATGGTTCTGTTCGGAAGAAACAAAAAGGAGTTGCACCGGGTAAGGAAGATAATCGAGCAGGCCCTCAACGAAATGGGACTGACCCTCAAAGGAAACTGGCAGGTGTTCAGGTTCGATAAGCGAGGACTTGACTTCTTGGGATTTCGATTTTTTCGCACCCACACCATACTCCGAAAAAGAAACGCCTTGAAAATCCGCCGTAAAGCAAAGAGGGCGGCAAAGGCACAGACAATATCGGTACACACGGCATCGAGCCTTATAAGTTACCTCGGGTGGCTGAAACATTGCGACTCGGCAAACTTTTATAAGAAGCACATCCAGCCGTATGTAAATATTAAAAAATTGAAGGAGGTCGTAAGCAATGCGAGCAGAATCAACCGTAAAACCGCCTATGTCCCTCAAGTTCACAATTGAGGAAACAGGCAACGGCAAATGCAATGTTCATCTTTACGAGAACATCGAGGAATACACGAACGAGGACGGCGACATCATATACACCTACGATGTGTATGTTTTGGAAGGCATCCCGTACCACGCAAACCTCAAAACCAACATTAAAGCGAAAAAGGGCAGATGGCTCGAAATCGCAAAAGCCAAAGAGGACGAAGAACCCGAGTACACAGAGGTTCAACTTCTTCAACAGGAAATCACAGACCAAATGCTCGAGAACATCGAACAGGGTCAGCATATCACAGAACTCGAACTTTTAATTTTGATGGGAGGAACTGAAAATGTTTAAAACAATCAAAGC